GCATACTGTATGATTTTATCAAAAAAAGCTGGAACTGTCACGAACTATGGTATAAGTGACCAACGTTTGCAAATATTTTCAGTTACTTGTCAATAGTTGAATTTTTGTTTATTTTTCTTTTAAATCATTCCCATTAATTGCTATCGTTTTTTTAAATCGTATTCATCTTCGTATTCATTTTTATAATCATATTTGCCCGTATAGTTGAGAAGGTTTTAATAATTTGAAAAAGAATCAGTGACTAATCACTGTTTTTATTTTTTTCAAAATAGAAAATAGTAGACCTTAAAAAAACCAGCATTTAAGCTGGTTGATTAAAATTCTAAGAGATTGCTTTCTACGACTGCCTCAAGTGCTAGAGATTTTTTCCCTTTATCTTCAAAATCAATAGTGATTGTGTTGTCTTTGATTCCTGTTACTTTACCAGTTCCAAATGATGGATGTTTAACTGTTGAACCTACAACGTCTTTGTGAGACTCAATCCATTCCTTGACTTTCTCATTTTCTTTTTGTTCTTGAAGAAGACCAGACTGTTTCATCAATTCAACTACCTCAAAATACCCATTTAAATAAGTTGGTTTGAAATCAGAGCCTGTTGATAATTCTGAGCGTTTTACAGGCTCACCCAAGTCTAGCATTAGTTTAATAGCTTTCAAAATGACATCATCAGAGACGTTGCGACTGTCAAGCTGCCCACCAACTGCGTCACCGTAAACGCCGTAGAAATGACCATCTTCTCCATCGTGACCGTAAATATCCATGATATTACTTGTTTCACAGTTGCAATAAACTGCTCCAGCTTCGTTTACAATAGCATATGCTACATCGCTATTTTTAATTTCTTCAAGTAATTGTTTTGCATTTTCCATGTCTAGCTCCTCTACATAATTTGTTAATTTGATAGCGTTTTCTAAACTCATTTTTTCGATTGGAGTTTTACCTGTGACCCATCTACTGATTGTAGTGTCACTAATTCCAGTAGCTTTAGAAATTCTATAAGCTGTTACCGTCTTTAGTAATTTTTGAATTTTGTTAAAATCTGCTTTACTCATTTTTTATTATCTCCTGAATACCAAGCAATAGCGATCGCCAAAATTGCTACAAATAAAATAATTTTCATCTTGATTTTTCCCTAACTTTCTTATACAATGAAAGGCAAGGAGAGCTTTCGCTCTCTTACCCTTTAGCGATTATCTCTTCCTGCGTCTGGTAAACTTGGGAGCGATTTTCGCTTTTTTATTTTGCTCTTTTAGTACTTTGTACCAAGAGCGACTCTCTTTTGAGATTGCTACTGCAATCCCTATCGCGACTGTGACCCTTGCTAGCCACTCGTCAAGACTGTCCATTTGTATCACCTCCTTACATTATTTATTATACCGCATTACAATGCGGTAGTCAAGTATTTTAACAAAGAATTTTAAACTTTTTTTATTTTAGAAAGTACTTTCAGAGCAAACAAAAAAACCGCAAGCCTGAGCCTGCGGTCTAGTGTAATCTATTTTGAAATTCTTTCTATTTTTATTTAGTTGTAATCAAGCCATTTGGCTCTACTGTAAACTCTGGCTTGTCTGCCAGTGTTCCATCTGGTTTGAGGTAGTACCAGCCTGTTCCATCTGCCGATTGGACAAAGGCATTAGATGCCATGTTGCCAGCCTTACGGTCTAGGTAGTACCAAGTCTGCTTATGCTTAATCCAGCCAGTGGCCATCTTACCTTCTTCATCAAAGTAATACCAAGCATTATTGATACGAGCCCAGCCAGTAGCCATAGAGCCTGAATCTGTGAACCAGTACCAAGCGTCCTTGTAGTTCAACCAGGTACTACGCTTCATGAAGCCTTTATCATCGAAATAGTACCAAACGTCGTTGATCTTCTCCCATTTGTCGGTTAGATAAGAGCCGTCTTCACGAACCCACCACCAGCCGTACTGGTTCTGTTGCCAGCCAGTTTCAACCTCTTCAGGTGGTACGATATACCCAACAATTTCACTTATAGAACGCTCATTGTAACGACAAGGGCCACCTACTTCGAGGTAGTCCCAGTTACCATCGATATTCTGCTCAATCGTCTTGATAGTATACCCGTCTGAATCCTCATAGACCAGCCCTGTATGGCCATAATTGACACCGTCGCCAGCAACGTAAGATTTCACAAAGAACCAACCAGCCTTTGGATAGTCAGCGTCATACACGACTTTCAAGCCTTGTGAACGTGCTGATTCAAGCAAGTCATAAGCGTTGCCCCAAAGGGTCACACCGTACCAGTTTTTAAAAGCGTAGCATGGAACATCCGCGCATTGCATGCCGAATGCATTGTCCTGGTCAACTCCATCGCCAGCGTTTGCTTTATCGATGAAGAATTGAATCATTTCCTGTTTTTTAGACATGTCTATTCCTCGCTTGGTTTCTTGTATTCTAGTGCTCGTGTGCTGTCTGTGATTCCGCTTGTCGTTGGGTCATTGACCAGACCGATAGCAGTCAAGAACACGAATACCGCATTGACAAGCAAAATCAGCTTGTTGCCGATATCACCTAAGTCCAGATGATATCCAAAGACTGCTGCAGCAGCTTGCAAGACAAGCAAGAAGGCTGGGATTGCAGTCAGCCAGAAAAATTTATTTTGTAGTCGTACTTTCCAGTTAATCATTTGTTTTTCCTTTCTATCTTAAAAATTTAATTATTTTTGCTTTTTTTGTGTATTTTTCTATTTTTTTCCCTATTGAGTCATCTCCGACGAATGCTATTTCAAAATAATTTCCATCATTATAAAGATAAGATATTCCTGGTAATGAAAGAGGTGGTTTATCGTCAGCTTGCATAGATTTTATTTGTTTATAATCAAAATTGTTAGGTATGATTAATGTATTGGATAGAGAAAAAGATATAGTAGCTTTATAACCGGAAGAACCACTTGGTTCTATTGTTAATAAAATTTCTCCTCCACCACTCCACACCAACCTATCGCCAATATACCGCTTAACAATCTCCTGATTGCCTAACATTATCCTTATTCTATCTTTCATAACTACACCTGCTTAAAGATATCATAAATCGTGTTAGGGTCTTTGGTTGGAAGAGCATCGTACTGCGCTTGTGTTCCTGCCCAATACTTCAGTGCTTGTTGTCCCTGTTGGTTGATGATGTTCTGACCAGGCGCTCCGTCTGCTCCTCTGGGGCCATCGTTTACGTTATCTAAATGAGCGAACCCAGAGGCCTTAAGACCTCTGTAGCTCACTTCAATACGGACTTCGAACCAACCACCAGAGCGCTGGGTAGCACTCCAGGTTCCAAATTTCCCAGCTGGATCAGGAGTCTGATTTCTCAACACCCCCCAGTTGTTATTTCCAAAGCCACGGTAGTAGTAATCAAGAGTATAACCACTCGTGACTGCTTCGCCATCGTAGAATACATCCGCAAACAGGTTCAACTGACTAGTCGCGCCATTTCGATAAGACCCTTCGATACGGGCATTGACACTTAAGCTATGACCATTCTCACCCTTCAATCTATCGCGTTGAGTCGGTGTCAGCGTATCAAATGATGGCCGGCTTTCTAAAGCTGAAATCTTTTGTTTCAACTCAGTATCATTGTAAGTTGAATACAAGTGTCTTGAGCCAATCTTTCTCACAGAAATACCTTGAGCGCTAATGCCTGTTACAATCCAGTAGCCTTCATCTGCTCCTTCAGAGTTGTTATTAAAGCTTTGAATTACATCTCCAAATTTGATACCTATTGGATTCATTAAAGAATTGATTGGTATTGTCGCAGTAGCACCGACTTCGTTTCCGGCAATATCCGATTTTGAAATCCGATATTCTGAGCTTCTCAAAACAGTTGGAAGATTAACAGAACCACCATTTGTGAGACTCAGTCTGTTGCCTTCTAAGCTGAGAGTTTGATTCTCAGTAAGATAATGCTTTGCCTCCAGCTCATCTTTCGTAACCTGTTGCTCTTTAATGCCCTTGATATCCTTACCAATTTCTGTTGCTAGACTTTCAAGGTTATTCATAGGCTTCACGCTTTCGCTTGATTATATGTCGCAACCAAATCAAGATTAGCAATCTGGTCAACGCGTCCGCTAACCTCTGTCACTTTTCCCAAAAGTGCGCCATTTTCATCCTGACCCATGTTCGTGATTTTATCCGCAATTTCTTTCAGCGTATCAAGGTTCTCAGGCGTTCCTTCGCCTAAAATTTCAGCCTTAACTTCCGTTTTAGCTTGAGTGACTGCCTGTGAGATAGCCTGCGTCATTGCTGACGTGCTAACCTTGGTTTTCAATTCTTCGTTAACTCGTTTGTTATCTTCTCCCAATGTGCGGGCAAATTCTGTTAATTTTGTAGTTTCCATTTTTTTCTATACCTTTCCAAGATTATAAAAGAAGAGTAGGTCTGGAAATTCCGGACATACTCCACCATCTGTTACTGTTTTTTCTGCAAGTTGTTTCTCAACTTCCTTTGCAATATCCAGCTCTTTGAGAGCATGGACTTCCTCTGTGACCAATTCCTTATCTGAAGCCACTATCTTGATGTGCGTAGCCTTATCGCTCGGAAAAATATATCCGCCAGCGCCGATCTCTAAGCGGTATTTCCCAACAGGTAAGATAGCGTCCAGATTAAAATTCACGCTTGAGTTCGTGACAGTCACCTTCTTCTTCCACTGGTATTTGTCCATGGTCAGACTAATGGTCGCCACCTCCCCATCAAGAGAGGAGACGGCTCGATAATCTTCATCTAAAAGGACAAAACCAAAGGTAGAAGCTACATCACCCTGCTTAATGAGGTAACCGCCATCCACTTGTGCAAGATTGGTCGTATTGAGATTACAGACCATTCTGCGCCCCTTTCTTAAGTTTTGCTTTGAATCAGCGTTTTCAATTCTCTGACGTCTTCACCTAGCGATTTAACCTGTTCCGCAAGGACTAAGATAGCCTTATTCTGTTCATCGTGGTTATCTAATCGTTTATTGGCAGACATCTTAAATTCGTGCAGGTTCTCGATGTCTTTCTCTAAAACCGTAAGACGATTCTCTTGTTTGGTCGCTCTGTCTTTCATCGAGAAATAAAGACCGACAACAGGAATCAAAGAGAGGAAAATTTGTACAATTAAACGTTCAAATTCTGCCATAGTCACCTCCATTATTGGTTAGATGCAACTGTTGTAGTCGAAGGTTCTGCTGCTGTAGGTGTTACGGTAGCTGTTGGAACAACAGTCGTAGGTTCATTTGGTGCTTTTGGTGCGTTAAACTTCCAAGTTGCTAGAACACCATTCTGAAAAGGTGCTCCTTCAAGTTGAGCAAGTGTTTCTCCTTGATAAGTAAATGACTGATTGGTTTGAATCAGGATGCGTTTACCTTCTCCATTGATTTCAGCGTGGCTTGGGTCTTCAACCGCAAAGATTGCACCAGGCTCGTAAACTTTACCGACTTCAGCGAGAGGGAAGAGTTCAACCATTTCTTTGTAGGTTGTACCGTAGGATACTTTTTCACCCATAATTGAATCTTGAGCCATCACTCGTACCACCTTAGTAATGCGGTTCGCAAGTGCTTCAAGGTCATTTTGCTTCGCTTCTGCTTGCGTCAATTTTTCTTGAGTTTGTTCAAGATTTGCTTGAGCTTGAGCTACTTTCTGCTCAGCCTGTTCCAATTTAGCCAAAGTCTGCTCTAATTTCGCTTGTGCTTGCACAATGGCATTTGTCGGGTCAAGTTCCGTACGAATGAAGTCTAAAACTGCTTGAATCAGTACTTCTTCATTATCATGCGTGCGGTTGCCTGGCAGTTCAACACGCTCATAGCTGTATCGTCCAGGTTCTTCTTTCTCAATCGTTACGATTGTGACGTTTTTTTCCCCTTTTAGAGTAGGGCTTCCTGTTAATTTGTAAGTCATTTGTTAGTTCCTTTCATTTTAGCTTGCGTTTCTTCAAATAGTTCTTTGAGTGCTGGATCGTATTCCAGCACCGCCTTAAAGGCCTGCAATTCAGCTAAAGCCAGCGTATAGTGCGCTTCTAAATGCGCACAATTCAATTCGCCCTCAGCCAAGCGGTTAGCGAGCGTCTCAGCGACTAGCTTGTCGATTGTGTGATTATCCATGTATGTTCTCCATTTCTTTTATTTTCTGGTCTAGTTCTTGGACAGCCTTCAGTAAGTAGGGTACGAAAGCGGTATAGTCGATGTGCAGATAGCCATCTGGATTCTCAGGGTCTCGTGAAATAACCTCTGGAATGATAGTCTCAGCCTCTTGAGCAATCAAACCAATTTCTTCATGCTTCTTGCTTTCGATAAAATCAAATGCGACCATGTTTAGTCTGTTGATTTTGTCCAAGGCTTTTACAGCCGTGTCTGTGATGTTTTCTTTCAAACGTCTGTCTGAAGATTTATCTCCCCAGTATTTCACACTTCCACTTCCAACTTGGTTCCACCAAACGACCGCATTCTTACCGCCTTTCGGATTTGAGCCGTCACCATAAATATCTGCAGAGCCTAACTCGATTCCGTGGACAAAGACAGGCGATTTATAGAATGTCTGGGTTCCATAGCAATCAACAGAACAATTAGTATCAAATGTGACTTGTCTGTAAAAAATTGAATCATTCTTACAGTACATTTTGCCGTTGGTATTCACATACCAAGCTCTATCTCCAATTGTGTTCCAGCTATCGCCCCAGTTCGCCCAAAATGCGGTTCTGGTTCCTCGGCCTTCTCCATTTCCCATACCTACTGCAAAATGGTTCACACCAGAAATCCAGCGACCTCCACCTTGGTCAAATTGTCCAAGTGTAAATCCGCCAATTTTACCTTGATAGGCTTCAAGGAATGTCGAACTAGACACGACAGACTCGATTTTAGTCGCAAAGACTTCCTTAGATGTCAACTTGTCAATCAAGGCATCTCTAGCGGTCAGATTCTTGATTAAGGCATCATCTACGCTGATTTTATCGCCTGTGATGGCACCTGCTTGAATATGGTCAGCAGTAACGGAGCCAGCTGCTAACTTCCCAGCAGTGACCGCACCATCCACAATCATGTCGGATTTCACTCTGACTTTTGGGGCGATGATATCCACGCCTTTCGAGCTGGTCGAAATGGTAGAGGCTAACTGCTCGCCCGTTAAGGTAGTAGAGCCGATAGTCACACCTTCTGGTGTCACTTGAACCCTCGCACTGTTAGCAGCGTCTCGCACCTCCTGCCTGATTTCTCTAGCAGTCTGAGCGATGGCACTCTTGACATTCGTATCAAAGAACTGGGTCAGCGCCCCTTGGTTATTCTGCTGGATTTTACCCCAGAGAGTGCTGTTTGGATCTCTCAATTCCAGTTCAATAGAACGCATATCCTTGAAGAGACCTGACAAGGTGCGTTGCGTGACAGTAGGTTCCACAAAGTTAGTCGGGAAATCTCCCTGCTCCAACTGGATATCTGTCAGCACCGTATCACCCACACAGCCCATGTGATGAAGCTTCAGCAGTTCATCTCGTGTCCGTGGCTGAAATACCTTGTAATACCGTCCGTTATGCTCCAAAGCAGGCGAACGAACGTTTTGAATGGTAATATCCATATGCTAGCCTCCTCTTTTTCTGCCAAAAATATAGGTTTCGTTGTACTTATTGGAGATGAAATCCTGCACCTCATCCGTATTTTTAAAAATGACAAACAATTGGTAGTTGTATCGTCTTTGGTAACTTGTTGAATAGCCAGTATCTCGTTGACTTATTACTACCCTAACTTCAAAGATTTTGTTAGAATTTTGAAGTTTCACAACATTACAATCCTCTATTCCATCCAAACCATACGGACGACGTTCGGATATCCCTAAGTCAATGAAAGCTCGTTCTGTAGAGCCAAAGCGCCAAAATGACCCAAAACGGTTTGAACTGAATCTTAAAATTTCGTCAAATTGGATTGTGACTTTCTCCCAAACCAGCCTTGTACCAACATAGCGCTGAATAATTTCCCTGGACCCCACGTAAATTCCTTCTCGTGCCATATTACCTCCTATTAGCGATAAATATCGTAGATGGTATTAGCATCTTTGTTAGAAATTGCGTCATATTGAGACCTTGTTCCAGCCCAATATTTCAGCGCTTGCCCACCATTCTGATTGATGATGTTCTGACCAGGCTGCCCGTCCGCACCTCTGGGACCTGCTGGACCCGCTGGACCTCTAGCACCTTCTGGTCCTCGCAAGCTATTTCGTTGTGTCTGAGTCAACGTGTCAAATGTAGGACGACTCTCCAGAGCTGTGATACGGCGCTTAACGTCTGTGTCATTGTAAGAAATAACGAATGTTCTCTTACCAATTTTTTGAACATTAATGTTAGTACCGTTGATAGCCGTCACCTTCCAAAATTCATAATCTACAGTACTGTCGTTCGTCCAAAGGTCTTCAACAATATCCCCTACCTTGATACCGTCGGGGTTCATGATATCGGTTGTTTTTATTGTTGCGACTGAGCCGATATTTGCACCATAGATATCACCCTTCGCGATACGATAGACTGGCGTTTCAGACTTTTTGGCATACTGCTCTAAAGCACGCTCTGCGGCTGAACCTTCAAAACGCACAACACCATCAGCACCTCTTGGTCCTGCTGGCCCCGTCTCTCCACGGTCTCCTTTGGGACCAGTCAGATATTGAAGAGCTGAGAATCGGTCACGGCCATTTCCGACCTTGACCTTGCCTGTGTCGCTCTCAACGCCTAACTCCCCATCAAGTAAGACCAGAGTGCTACTTGCCCAGTCTCGTGCTGACATGCGCTTATGCTGAACCCTTACTGGGATTGTTTCTGTCATGTTCTTCCTCCATCAAAAATAAAAGTTGGACTCTCGTTCCAACTTCCCTCATATCTAGCATTTTGTCCGTCCGCAACCGTCCTGTAGACTGGCGCTAGTTCAATCCGCCTTGTCTGATTGTCAATCGTCACAGACTGCTCCATATTCTGATACCAGTCGCCTGAGAAAGTCAAACGATAGGAACCATAGTAGACCGCCAAAACCTGCTCCTCTTTCTGGACAAGCTCTTTATCAATCACTGGCATGACCGAATTAGCAGGCGCAAGATGAACGTGGCCACCATAGAAAGGTGTCTTATTGACTACCACAGTCACATCTGTCTTACCGTAAGGCGTGCAAGTAGCTGACCAACTGATTACATAGCTTTTTCCAAGTTCAAAGCCCTCTCCATTGTGTCCGACCTCTACGAAATCCGTTCCGTAACTGATTTTCTTGGCCGTGCCACCGTTGAGGCGGTTCTTGTTGTACTGAGTATTCCCGTCTCCACCTATCAGGCTTGCATTAACCCTTGCGGTCTCGCTGACCTGCTCCAGTTTCTTGCTTAATTCAGCAATTGAGTCCGCACCACTCATCAACTCTTCACGTATTAGCTTCACGAACCCAGGACGCTCTTTCTCCATTTCTTCGTGAATTTTAGCGCCCATTTCTTCAGCATTTGCTTTGTATTTTTCGATTGCGTCATCAATCGCTTTTTTACGTTTCTCAAACTCGGCTTCAAAGGCTGCGTCTGCTGCTTCTATCTGCGCTTGGATTTTGGCTTCAATGCCATCTTGTTGTTTGATCTGCTTGGTAATCGTACCCTCGTAAGAATACTGAGTATCGTTTCCAGCTTTACTATCTGCACTGATACGCCCTCTTAAGCCACCCTTGAAAGTAAAACTCTGGCTTAACACAGGAACTTTAAAGGTTTCTTTCTTGTTGGTTTGAATGGTTACCCACTGCCCAACCTCAAGCAGTAAATGCCCTTGGTAGTTGAGATTATACGGATAGTAAGATAGATTTTTCAGTTTGTAATACAGGTCATTTAAAGCGCTCTGAGTCATAAAGACATTGTCTAGTTCCAATGACCGACCTGTCTTCATACCAACCGTAAGGGACTTTTTGTCTGTCTTACAAGTGATACCAGCTATCTGATACTCAATCTCGCTCTTGGTTAAACCATGTAAGAAGTAACTATCTGCGTTGATCGTGATATTTGACTCAGTTAAATCACGGATTTCCATCTTACCTTCTCGGTTAAAGAAACAAGACATCCCAATCATCTGAGTCATAGCGCTCAGCATATCCCTAAAGGAAAGTTTCTTACCTTCAGGAACTTGCTCGACATGGTAACGCATAGCGCTGATTCCGAAATAGTCATTCGCTAACTCAATACCAGTTTTCAGGCAGATTTCCTGAATAACCTCTCGTACCTCAGCTGGGAAATGCAAGTCTGTCACATACTCACGATTGAGCTTAAACATACCGTCCATGAGCTCCAGCGTGGTTGTGTTTCGGTTTCGGTCAATCTCGATGTCATTGATGAAGTATTCCCCCATCTTAACCCACTGGTAGGTATTCCCAACCAGTAGACCAATCTCAGGGTGTAGGATATCCAGTTTATTGAACGTGGTAATGATGCTGGTAAAGGTAATCTTACCGCTACCAGCACACGTTCCACCGGGCTTGTACGTATCACCTTTGATGTAGCCATACTCAAAACTAGCCTCTTTGATATCTCGTGAAGCATAATCACCAACACGGATAGCCAGCGTCCTGTCCTTAGCAAACATGGCTCTGTCAAATTGTCGTCTGGTTAAAGCGTCCATTTTCTTACCTCTCTACCAGATTAAATTTAGCACCAGACCAAGGTTTGAACTTCTCAGTAAAGGTATAGCTTGGAGCCGTCCTATCGCCGACATAGAAAGTCCCAGTCGTCTGACCTTTAACAGGGTCAGGGTATGAAACCTCAAAAAAGACTGCTGACACGGCATTTAAAAGCTGACTCATTTCTTCCTGAGTCAGCATGCCCCATTCACAGTCTAACTTACGCTTGGTCGTGATACGGTCACGCACCATGTCTCCATTGGCGTTACGTCCTGTTTCTCCATCGATATCCTGAATACCGACTTGAAAAGATTTGGGAGGCTTCACAGCCACCCCATTGATTGTCAATTGTGCCATTTAACCTCCTAAATCTTGAGCAAGGTTTGACCTGCTCGTTCGTGTTCCTTGTTGATTTCTTGGATTGCTACCCGTCCGAACTCGTGGCCTGCGATTTGAATAACAATGTCGCCAGCTGGCAATGAATAGCCTGCAGGGACATTGTTAACAGGCATCCTTTCGGCTAATTTTTGAGCCAAGATGGAAATCCAACCTGTATTCCGTTCAAGAGGCATAACCGCTTCCTGACCTGCTTCTCCGACCCCGATAATGCTAGGTGAGTTGAAAACACCACCTCGTGCATACCAATCTACAGAGAATGATGGAATTCTAGGAGGATTCAAGCTAAAGCTACCTGATATATTAAAGTGAGGAAGTTTGATTCTCGGTAAACTCCAATCAAAATTAAAGAAGCTTCTCAGTTTATCGATACCACTTTTAACGATGTTTTTGGCATTATCCATTGCATCATTAAACAGATTCTTAAACCAGTTGGGGATTTCTTTCAAGGCATCTTGCATGTCTTTCCATCTATCGCCAAACCATGAACCGATTTTTTGGAAAGGATTCTGAGCTTTCTCTTTTGCACTCTCAAATTTCTCTCCAAACCATGTATCAGCTTCTTTTACTCCATCTTTGATGTCATTCCATCTATCACCGAACCAAGAGCCGACTTTTTCAAAAGCGGAGTTCACTTTATCTCTACCAGATTGGAATTTTTCTCCAAGCCAAGTGTTTGCTTCGGCAAGCGCGTCTTTAGATTCGTTCCAACGGTCACCAAACCATGAACCCAACTTGCTAAATGCATTGCTAATTGCATCCCAACCTTGCTTGAATTTATCACCTAACCAAGAACCTACTTCTGCTAACGCATTAGTCACATCTGCCCATCTATCACCGAACCATGAACCTAAATTACTGAAGATATTAACGATACCGTCCCAACCTTCTTGGAACTTCTCGCTAAACCATTGACCTATTGGCTCAAAGATTTCTTGGAGCTTCGTCCATAGACCGCTGAAAAATTCGCCAATCGCTTGACAAATACCACTGATAAAATCACATAGTCCTTGCCATGCAGTTTTAGCAAACTCGACAACAGTATCCCAGTTTTGGTAGAGCAAGACACCGATAGCGATTAAGGCTGCGATCGCTGCAATAACCAAAGTTATCGGGCTGGTCAAGACTGCAATAGCTCCATTGAGTGCCCATGTTGCAGCAGCTGCAACTCCTGCTGCAACTGATTGAGCGATTTCTGCCGCTGCTGCAAGTCCCATTTGTGCTGCGTGAACACCCCAAGCTAGTGCTGATTTACCAAGTTCTAGAGCAGTTTTTCCTAACTCTACAATCAATTTACCTGAATTGACCACAAAGTCTTTTGCATACAACGCATTCAAATAGATGGTTTCACCGAAGCTGACCAATTTATCAAATGTCAAAGCTTTCAAAGCTAGTCCAAGATTTTTAATTCCGCTTACAATAACTGAAACCTTGCCACTTAATAATTCAAATGCTCCTGCAAGTCCTCCAGCTTGTTCAGCCCAAGACAAGAACTTAATTCCTTGCCATACGGTTGCAAGCGTACCAATCACACTAGCGATTGTGGAGATAATCTCTTTATTTTCTTTGCACCAATCTGAAAAAGCAGTAAAACCGTCAGCTACTAGCTTGATTGTATCAGCTAGTAACTTCAATGCCTCTAGTATGATACCGCCTACTAAATCAGCGACGGTTTCAATACTTATACCGAACGTATTAGACAAGAACTCTGCGAAAGGCTTCCAACTTCCTTCCCAAAGTATTTGAATAATGTCAATTAGTCCGTTAAAAGCATTAGCAATAGAGTCAATAGCAGGGGCTACATGTTCATTGTAGACACTACTCAATCCATCGCCAAACTTATCAACAACACTTTCAATAGTTTCAAATATCGGAGCTACAATGTCCAAAAGACTTTGAAGCATTGATGAAATTTTAGGAGCGCTTGTGACAACGACTTTTTCAAAACCTTTAAACAGACTTCCTGCTAATTTGCTACCGACTTCAACAATGGTAGATGTCAAGCTTAATAGAGTTGATACAATAGCGCTACCGATACGAACCGCACCAGTTGAAGTAATGACATCGTAGAAAGCACTAGAAAAAGCCTGAGCGATGTTTCCTACTGCCTCTGCAATATTACCAACATTATCAAACAGAGCGACTAGCGCCCTGATAATACGTTCTTTCTGCCTTTCAAGACCATTCGCGATACTTTCGGTAATGAGTACACCAATACCAACTCCGATAGTGGCTAACGAACCAGCAATTTGTCCCAAAGCATAAGCAATTTTCTCGGTCATGCGGTTAAAGGCGTTTACGACTCTTGGGTCAGTAGCGATTTCTTCAAGAGTTTTCTTGATTCGTTCTAAAGCAGCTTTAATACGCTCTAAGCCTTCTGGTCTAAACGCTGCATCAAAACCTTTTTTGAAGAGATCAAACAACCCTTTCAGCTTATCTCCAAGACCATCAAAAATGCTCTTGAATTTGTTGTCCATGTCGGTCAACTCGACTTCTGGCAAGATGTCTTTGAAAGGTCCGCCACCGCCTCCCTTTCCTTTACCACCTTTGCCTCCGCCACCGCCTCCACCGCCTCCAGAACCGCCTGCATCATCGTCTTTTGGTTTTTGCAAGATGTTAATCTCATCAAATCCCAAAAGACCTAGCAATTCTTTAGCAGCCTTCTTAGCGTTTTTAGCTGAGTCTCCAAGATTATCAGCAAGTCCCCCTGCTGAATCTCCAGCGTCGTCCACTGCATCAGCAAGGTCTCCTGCTCCGCCTGCAGCATCTTTCATGGCATTACCCATGTCTCCAACTGCTCCACCGACACCATCTTTTACCGTAGCTTTCTTGTTAAACATTAAAGCAATAAACTCAGCGAGTTTAGCAGTAACATTCTTCAATACCATAGCAAAAGAGTTCAAGACAGGCATGATCGCATTGATAATCGGTAACATAGCATTACCCAAATTCAATGCACTATCTTTCATCAGCGACTTAAACAAGCTGATACTGCCATTGACTGAGTTGGACAAGGTATCACCATACTTGGCTGTAGCCTGTTCCAAGATAGCCATAAGACGGATTTGTTGCTGGGTTTGATAGTCCAACTGTTGCCAGCTCTGTCCGTTTGCGAACTTCTTAAAAGCTTCAGTAGACTCAATCATAGCCACATTGACGTTGATTCCTAAGTCTTCAATTGCTTCGGTGTTACCTAGCAAACCTGAGCGAATACGCTCCATAACGTCTGTAATGCTACGACCTGAACCTTCTGCAATAACTGCTGAGGTCTGCAACATCTTAGCAGTATAGGCGCTTAGCTTGTTGGTATCTTTAATAAATCCAGAAAATAGGTTTGAGTAGACTGCACCGTAGTTGGTAGCCTCACCTACACCCATATTCATAGCGTTAGCATTATCGTTAACCCATTTTAAGAAAGATTGCGAACTCTCGCCCATCTGTCGCTTAATTTGGTTCATAGACGCTGATACTTCAAGAGCCGTCTGCGCTGAATACATCCCAACATCAAGCAATTTCTTACCAAGGATTGCAAAACCAGCGAACTTAGCTAGCTTACCAAACGCACTACCGATAGAATTCGACTGTTCACGAACTTTGGCAGTGGCATTCTTCACTTGGTCAGATGTTCCCTTGACCTGATTCTCGACTTCTTTCATCTTCTTCCTGAAAGGCGCTATCTCAGCGTCAATCATGACTTTCAATTCGTCAAGAGTTGCCATTCATTTCCTCCTTCCTTTTGCGATTATGTCTTTCTGCAAATTCACGCATCCGTTCCTTATGCAACAAAAACGCTTGTCTCTGCCGTTCCTGTTCTACCGCTTGTTGTTCTTCTACAAATAACTCAGGCGCATATTCCCAGAACTCAAAGACCTTGGCATCTTTGGATAACAATAAGGAAACGTGGTTGGATATCATCTGCGAAAGTCTATAAGAGTCAATAATCTTTTCTTTACGCTCTTGGATTTTGACACGGTTGTAGCTTTCTATCATTTCCCTGATTTCAAGCACCGTCAAATCCCAAAAATCAAGAGGCTTGCCCCCGATGTCTAAAAACATAGGATAAAGCCTCTCAATAATCTGCGTTACCGTTAAGATTACTCGACTACTGTCATTTTCTTCTTGGAAGTTTTCTTGTCCTTGCTTCCTCGTGGAGTAAAACCCGATACTTCAAATAGTGGCATTAAAACCTCTGTCATGAAGGTTGTTTGGTCTCCACCGTTATCGACGTACTCATCGTATAGATCGTAGACATCCTCAAAGGAATACCCATGTTCATACTGCTGCAAGGCCCCGTGAACTAACAACAGCATAACTTTTAAAGGTGGCAAAGTGAACTCTTCGCCAGCTTCAGGCATAAAAATCTTTAACAAGTTCATGCCGATTTTTTCTTCCACAGTTGCAGCTTGATGAGATGTCAAACGTAGCTTCAACTCTTTTTCGTCAGTAACTTTCCAAGTTGTGTATTTTAACGCCATTTAATTAACCTCCAATTCCGTCTACAAATTCCAACTCTGACTGCAAAGCAATTTTAAGGGTGAACTCGATAACGGCATTGACACCGCCACCGCCAAGCTTAACAGATACTTGACCTTCAAAATGAACTTTAGTGTTGTCTGGGTAAGTTTGCTCAAAGAAAAGTTTTGTCTTGTTGTCTGCCGCGTTACGCAAAATACGATAAGGTGCGGTTGCGCTATCGTTCTTGTAAGAGAATTTGTATTCCAATTCCCCCGCATCACCGATACCGAACTCATACTTCTTAACTTTATCTTCAAGAGTAGTGTTCTCTACTTTTTCAGGCTCAATACCAAACTCTGGTACTTCTTTCAAACCAGCAAGTTTAGTATAAGTTCCTTTAGCTGTACCATAAGCTAACGTAATTCCATTTGCTAACATGTTTAATTCTCCATTCTAAATTGAAAAACAAGCTCTGAGTGTAAGTCAACAACACCTTCAAAACGCATGACTTTATGTCTCAAATGAGACGGGTCTGGCACGTCTTGGCAGTCGGTTCTTCGTAAACCTAAAGACTCAAAAATCTGATTGATTTTAACAGCTAACTCACTAGTGCTGTTATCATCAAAGATATCCACCTTGTAGCGGATAGATGATTTTTGTTCCTGGTCGTCAAACCACTCTCCGGGCTTGTTTTGTTCTTCTAAAAAAATAACGACTGGGAAAGTCTCCCAATCGCTAGGATAAGTATCAGTCACATTATCTGCGACCTTTTGCAATTCTTTATAAATAACAGGCTTGATATTGATCATTATATTTGTTCTCTTATCTTTCTACGGACATAATTCGAAATATTCTTGGACACACGCTCTTGATTGTCTCTCAAAGCTGGATAAAGATAAGGCTGGGCAGGTTGACCATACATCTTGTAGAACTCCCCAATCTTTTGAAAGTGGTAAGGTCCTACATCGATTTGGTCTTCATGCACATACCACGGGCTAGAGCGATAAGACACGCTGACCTCTGGTGATATACCTGAATGGCTAGCTTGTCCTTTTGGCCCTGTACCAAACTCTACGTATGGCGCATAGTGTAGATTTGTGTAAACCTCTCCTATAACCTTATCTCCGTCCATTTTAACCCTAGTCTTGATACTATTTCTAAGTTCTCCATTGTTACCTGGTGCAAGTCTTTTAGCATCAGCTTGGACAATGGTTTTAGCTGCATGATGAACCGCCTTTGAAACAATATCTCGTTGCGCAACATCTGACAACTTTCTGAACTTAGCTATAAGCCTATCTGCCCCTAGTAGCTCTGACACGTTCCAACTCCAATACCTGATGATATGTATAAACTTTCTTAGAGATAACCTTATGAGTTACTTCTGTCTTGCTGTCAATACACACGCCATCTTTCACTTTGATAGTCGCTGACTTGTTGGCATTTGCGTTCAAAATGTCGTTGACACGCTCACCATACAATTCAGATTGTAGCTTGCTACTAGCTGGCCACAATTCAAGACGGACTGTATCAGCTTCTTTAGCATATCCTTCTTTTGCGACACCTTCCTCTGTGACAGTCTTTTCAAACCGTCGCATCGGATAAGGCTTTAGTCTACTCTGCTTCAAAAACATGGCCTGCCACCCTTGCTAGTCTGTGCATGCGGATACGCTGTAAAAGACCCGTAGACAGGCCGTTTTCTCCGTAGACTACTGCTATACCGCCCTCGGTTCTAGAATGCTCTCCTTCCGCTCCTGAACGGTTGTGAAGCTCGATAGCAACCTCAGGGATTAAGAGACTTAAAGCTGGTGTCAAAGATGTGCGATTAGTCTCTGACAAGATAAGATTTGTAGCCCTCGTTTGGAGTAACATGAGAAGCTGAGTATCTTCTTCGCCTGTTAATTTCTTCAGCAACTCTATAGACATATCAATCCTCTTCTAAAAACTCATGTTCAGGGAGGATTTCCTCAAGAACATCTGAGATAGCGACACCATTACTGGCAAAATTGTCAGCCAACTCGGCATAGCGCTCCTCAGTAATCTCAAGTTCCTCTCCTGCCAGTCGTTTCACATTTGATTCCCAATCATAGAAATCTTGTTTGATTTTAAATTTCACTTTTTAAATCCTCCAACACCTCTACAATTTCGGCTTTTGATAACTTATAGGCGCCAGCTATGCCAGCTTCTTTGGCTAGATTTTTCAACTCTTCTAGAGTCTTATTCTCTAAATCAGAATACTGGCTGACCTGCTCCTCTTGGATATAATGACGTCGTAGCAATAAGCTCATATCGCCACCTCTTACTCACCGAATTTTACAACTCGTGTAGGGTCGTAAAGGTAGACACCGTAGTGTTCATCACCAGTGATGACTGTTGTCTTTTTAAGGATGTCACGGTCTGTTTCGATAGCCACATCACGTTTCAGCATGATAACAAACGCACCGTATTTATTGGCATCGTCTGTCTGAGTTTGGCTAGGAGAGACTTTGACGATAAATCCTTTACCTTTTTCGACTTTCTTGGTACGGACGATTTGAACACCTCGTGTTTCTCCAAATGTACCAGAAACAACTGTATTCGCTCCTACTTCTGTACCTGAAATCCATTCTTTCACAGTGTTAGCACGCAAATCAATGGCATCTGCTGGATTGATAAGAGCTACATATTTTGCGTCTTCTTCATCGTCAAAAATAGCAAGTGCTTTATCAAGAGCTGCTCCTGTTGTTGGAGCTTCTGCAACGTGCTGTGTTGCAGTCTTAGCTACTGCGACCAAATCATCATCAATCTTGTTAGCAATAGCCAAACCAAGCTGGTAGGTCGCTTGACCTAGTGGGTCGCCAAGACCTGACAAAAGAGCTTCATCGGTAATTTCATAACCTTTAGCAGCCTTTTTGATGGTCATAGTGGTCTTTTTAGTAGTCAATTGGTCTGGAGAAATAGCTTGACCTTCTCCTACCTCAGTCGCATCTCCTGCATACTCCCATGCTGGAACTGTTAGAGTGTTCCCTGGTTGGCCTTGAAGTGCTGTTTCCACATAAGCAAGTGGAGTGAATTTAATCAATTTAGGTAGTTTAGCGGAAACCATGTCCGCCATCACTTCTGGGTTAACCATAGTGGCTAATTTAGTTTGTCCTGCTGTCATTTATTTTAACCTTTCAATTTCTTATAGAGTTCTGGGTTATTTTGATAGAGTTCATTTCGACTCTGATAACCCATACGAGCAAATTCTTCTTTTGTGATGCCGTCACTATCGACTGGTGCTTGCTTCATCGGAGCTCCGCCTTTCAGCTTTTCTTGTACGCCTTTTTGCACGGCTTGCTCCCATGATTTTTGCAATACTGCGACAGACTGCGACACAGTCTCTGCACTTGTCAAATCAACTACATTCACTAACTCAACTGGTAAGTCACGTTCACTTAGCATAGCTTTAGCTTCTGCGGTCAATTCCTTACGAGCAATAGCCTTTTCACGGTCAGCTAGTTCTTGCTCACGCTGATCCAACTGATATTTTTGTTTCTCGTCAGCGTTCATCTTCTCAAGTTTCTTAGCTTCGTTTTCCTTGGCTTCTTGCTCAGCTTCCCATTTAGAGCGTTCGGCAGATAGCATCTTACCGATTTCAGCACGAGTGAAAGTTCGTTCGTGCTTTTCTTCCTGCACCGTATCAACATTTTCTTGAGTGTCGACAGTCTCAGTTGATTCAGTAGATACAGTTGCATTGATTTCTTCTGACATAATTGTCCTCCAGCGATTACGTCGCCACTCGATAATCTCGCTTTACGTCCGGCGACGGAACAGTACAGCTTTTAATGTCATCGGTACAGTTTGGACAATACAAAAACCGCCTCGATTTCGATGCGGTTAGATTATTTTTTAATTTCTTGAATTACTTTCTTTACGAACGCTATGATAAATAGCATTAAAAACAAAAATAGCAACCACCCAAAAGCGATTGATACCCAATCCCAGATAAACATGTCTTTACTCCTTCCTGATCATCATTTTTGAGGCTTAGCATTCTTTTCCACCCATTTTTTGAAATCATCAAAAATATTCATGTTTTTAAGAGACAAATACTTTTCAACTTCTTCAATGGCTTCCTCAACTTTAGTGTCATGAAAACAGTAACCGTTACCCGATAAATCAAAAATTTTATTTTGTTGTTTCTTATCAACAATCCACAACTCCTCACCATGCCAAGCACTCTGTGGGTCGTAACATTTCTTTGATTGAATTTCTAAGCCATTTTCTTCAATCAATTCTATCAATTTTTTGTATTTGTTCATCAAAATTCCCTTTCTGAATACGAAAAAGCACTTAGAATTTCTAAATGCTTTCTTTTTTTATCAATTCGATTATTCCCTTCAAACTTGGATTTATTTTCCAAATTCTTGTCCATGACCTCATTTTTACCAAACTCCCTAAATAGATGCCATTTATCTTTGGCATATTTGGAGAAAGTTTATATTTTTCTCTAATTTCGTCTTTGTGATCCATTATGTACTGATTGCGAGGAAGGCAACAAAAAATCCCCTCACCAAAATAACTTAAATCTTCATCAGATATTTCAATAAGTTCTTCAGGTTTTACATAAATCGCTCGATTAACTCTATCTTTTCCGTTAGAAAAAACCTTATCTATAAAATCTTTATCAAACCCCATCTTCTAATACCTCCAAGCCATAAATTATCATCCCGTTTTCATCTTCCGTTTTTGAAATTATATTATACTTCAAATTTGGTTTCATCAAATATTCTTTTTCAGGATTAAAATCCGCTAACTCAGCTATATACGCTCCTGTTTTTTGACCTTTTCTAACGGTGACTTCAAACAGAATATCTGCACCTTCGCCATCTATCGCAAATTCTTTTGCATAGTTCTTATCTAAACTAAATGAAGTGAAAGTTTTATCTAATTTAATAGATTGACCAACTTCAAAATCTAGATATCCTAAATCTTGGCCAAGCGCAGAGATAGACCCGCTTCCACGATACGCCTTGAAACTTTTTTCAGGAGCAAATTTTGAAATAGCTTTTTCTAAGATTGGGATGTTAGATTCTGTATCTTTTACAATATCCAAAGCAAAAGGTAAATCGGCTACATCCCCATCGTTTTCAAACCAGAACTTTTCACGTATTTTTAAAGCTTCATCAAGTCCATAGCGTTTTATATTGTTGAAATTATGATAGTTTTCTGTTGTGTAAGAATAAATAACGCTTCTTTCGTCATCTGTAAGCTCATTATACCACTTTTGATAAGACTTTTGTTTCTTGAAGAAGTCGTCTATTTCATTTGGTTTATCAGCTACAAAAACCTTGTCAGCTACTTCTGCCTTAGATTCCTTAACAACGTCCACACCATCCACATACTTGCTATACCACTCTTTATAAGTCATATCAGCAGGTACTAGTTCGGTCTTACCTGTCTCTGGATTCCTTGCCCTACGCTTGAGCTTGCTGTAGTCTGCGTCCTCATCGTATCCGACAGTAGTAGACCTACACCACGGGTGCATAGGCGGACAATTGACGCCAGGGACAGCCTTATCCCTATCATAGACCTGATTATCATGCTCCTGACAAATGCGTGATGTACGCTTGTCTAAGACGGCCACAAAGATATACTTTTCTATGTCTGCTTCTTCATAGCTGAGTAGTTCCATCTGGTTGTGAAAAAAGGCTGATTCTGTCCGAACCAAACGCCTTGCATCATTCTGACCTACATTGAACCGCTCAGCAATTGCTTGTGCAGTTTCTCGTGTATCTCGTCCAGTCATAAGGCTCATGAGGAGTTCATCTTTTATGCTTGAAGTAAGCTTTCCTGTATTCTTCCAGATGTCTGTTGAATACGTACTTCCGTCGCCTACCCAACTAAAAGACTGTAGATGTTTTATCTCGCTCTCAGGAAGCCCAGAAAAGCCATATGCTAACCCTGTCTGCTGTTGCAGGTCAAAGGTAGCCTTGTAGTAGCTATCCTTCATCAGGTCGCTATAAAAGGCATCTGAGCCTGTCTTCTCTGAATGGTAGATGGATTCACGCATACGGTCTAAATCGTCGCTCAAACGCTCTAGGCGCTTCATACGGAAAGAATAAGCTGGGCTGTCTAAGTCAGCCAGTAATCTTTGGATGTTCGGGTCATTCGGTCTCGCTTCAAGCACCTTACGAAGTTCATTCAGGTCTTTCTTATCTTTCATGTTCTTCAAGACTTGTCTAGCATCTACCTGACTTAAACCATAATCCCGTTGGAACTTATCAAAAATCTTATTGATTTCCTTATCCAAGTAAGTATTAGCTTCCTGATAGACCTTATCGAACTTGTCTGCCTGCTTTTCGGCCTTGTCCATCTGTTGGTAAATCAGATTGGCTTTCCTCTTCGCCCAGTACTCCTGATTCTTCATCTTCTACCTCTTCTTCAGGTTTCGTGTTGTCTTGGTTGAACATCGGCATGTCCTCCATGTTCTTCTTTTTCTCCTCTTCCAAGGCTTCCAGCTCAGCGTCAGGGTCTTCCACAAACGGCAAGAGAGAAATAAGCTGCCTGTTGGTCACTTTGCCTTCCAAGTTGTTCACAATCTGAGAGATTTCCAGTAAGTTCTTAGGCAAGCCACGGCTAAACTGTGGAACGATTGAATGAGACTCTAGTGCAATCTGCTTCATGCCCAAGTAATGAGCAAAAATCGCAATACGCTGTCTTAATCCACGTTTGTAGTTTGCTTCTTTGGTCTTGGTAATCATCTCAAGGCCCATCAGCTTAAATTCCATGGCTACGCCAGATGTATTCCCTGCGAAATTCTCATCAGTCAAGTTAGGCACATGGCTGAATGTGTAGATATCCTCTTTCAGAGCTGTACGCAAGATTTCAGTAGCACTTTCATCCAGCGTGTTCTTCAAGAACTCAGCTCTTGCACTATCGCCCGGCAATTCCAAAAGACCTTCTTCAGAAAGAATCTTCATCGCTACCTTGGCATCTTCTGGCGTGTCTGCTAACTGCGTACCATACAAGACTAGGATAGACTCTACTGCCTGTTCCTTGTCATTGACACGGTTACCCATCAAAGAATTATAAGCATCAATCAAGCTAATTTGTTGCTCGTAGTCGCCGATTGCAAAGTGATTGTTGCGATACTCGATAATTGGGATTTGACCAAGGTTGTGAGGTTCTACTTGCTCATTCTGAGTTGTTCCTGAATCTGTACTTCTCAATACCATGTGGTAGTGTAGATTCTCAGTAAAGACCTCTGCCTGGTACTTAGTAGTATCTTTCGTATCATCCTTCACTTGATAGTAGTAGATCGCAAACAAGGGCTTCCGCTCAATGCTATCATCATAGACCATGAAGGTATTTTCTGGATCAATACTAGTTGAGTCCAACTCAGTCAATCCTTCTTTGGCATAGATGTACTCATAAGCACGACCATAGATAGCCATGTTCAAAGCATTTTGGGCATCTACTTGGTCAATCTCAGCACCATCAAAGGCTGTAAGTAGTTCATCGATATCACCTTCAGCAGTGTTATTGTACTTGATAGGATTACCCATAAAATAGCCTGTAGCCGTGTCTGCGATATCCTTGGCATGATTGGCTACCGTCTTATAATTAGGTGCGTTCTCGTTGCGTCTCTTGTGATCTAAGATAGCATGCTCACCCAAGTAGTAGCTTTTAAGTTTCTTCAAACGTGAGCCTTCAGTGCTATACTTCGTTATCAATTTGTAAATCAGATCTTTCTTCAAAGAACCCTCATCATATCCATCTCGTGGATAGGTTAAATATTGGTACATGTCTTTCCTCTCTATAGACCATAATCAGAACGTCTGCGGACGGTTGCTTTACCACCCTCAATACATTGAAGGCTATAACGTAGTGCGTCCATTAAGTGGTTATTCTTATCTTCTGGCTTGTTCAACCAATTACCTTCTTTGTCACGCTGGTAGCAGTAACTATAAAATTCATCCATGATATGTTCACAATTCGGATGCACATAAATAGCGTATCCTTGTAATTTAGATACGCCTGCCATGATACTATCCTTACCTTTCCGACTCTCTTTAATTCGGGTTATCCCATGCTCTGACCTTAATTCCTCAATCAATCGTAATTCGGCGCTATCAGCGATAATCCGTGAGCGATGATAACCTTTATCTTTAATCATCTTCGCAACTTCTTTAGTAATCAATCCGACTTTATACGCTTCGTCAAAAACATAAATCTCTTTCGTTGTATCGTTTATGAGAGAACAACACAAAGCGGTTGGGTCATGAGTGAAACCAAAGTCAAGACCGATACATAACTTATAAGCTGGATCTTGTAGTAATTCATCCTTATCAAAATCCTTGACAGTTACGTTTTCATAGATTAAACCTTCAGCAACTCCCCACTCACCATCACAAACGATTCTAGCCCGTCTTGGGTTCGTATTATACAAATCCTCATAGCGCTTGATATCCACTTCATCCAACCACTCATTGCATTTATAAGTGGTAGTAATAGCGAATGTATCAGCTCGTCTCGTATCTTCATCAAAGAAGACACGCTTGAGCCAGTGCCTCTCATTCCACGGGTTAAACGTAATTGTGATTTGTTTAAAGAAGTCAGGTACGTCTAGGCTACCACGGATTGACTCAACAACCGTACTGAATTTATCTTCAGTCTCAATTTGATATGCTTCCTCGAACCATGCCCAACAAAGAATACCAACATCGACCGTGATAGATGTGATTTTAAGTTCATCATCCAAACCACGGAACAGAATCTTTTGCCCAGTCGCTTTTATAGTTATTTCAGGCAAAGACTCGTTGAATTTAAACAAATGAGTCACGCCCAACACATTACACGCCCATTTAAAATCCGTATAGGTAGATTGCTTATTTGTATTCGAATATCTACGAATAACAAGTAAGTTCGCCCAGGGATATTTCAAAAGACGTACAACGTAATTTAATGCAGTTGTCTTGGACTTCTTCGAACCACGGGAACCTTTTACAACACGGTAAAGACTTCTTGAGCGCCAAAACTGGCCGTATCCCCCGCCTACTGTCTTAGGTAGGTCAACAACAATATCATTCTGTTTAATCTGGTATGTCTGACTCATTTGCAAACACCACCGTTCCAGAAACGTCTGCCTCTACTTTGTCTGTCCACATCTTATGTCGTTTACCTAACAATTCAAGAGCTTTATTCCTATCGCTGTTCTTTGTTGGGTATTCGACAAGTTGAGGGATTTCATTGTAGACTTTTACAGACTTACCAGTCACGGGATCAGTCATCAACTCAGCTACTTTCGTCGTGACTACTGTTGTTTCTTTCGCTTGTCCCGACGCGATTTCTGACAGCATCACAAGAATTTGTTTTTGAGTTAAGATTTTTTCATCTTGCAACTCCTCCATTCGATTTTTGATGTAATCAGAAATTCCGACATTATCCAACAATTCAGAAGATCTTGCTTTAGCATACTTCTCACTATATCCTGCTTTTAAAGCTGATTGATAAGCATTACCTGAGATGATGTACTCATCTGCGAATCGTCTTTGTCTTTCATTCAATTTTCCATCACCTCCTTTCACAATAAAAAAAGCCACACGATGTGTGACCTTTTCAAGACCTCTCATTGCGAATTAAAATCGCAATTGGAACGACAGGACTCGAACCTGTGACATCTTAATTCCCTAAACAGGACTTAATCCGTCTACCATATATCCATTAACCAGCATGAGACTACTGCTTTAAACGAGTGA